GTCCGCGGCGAACCTGTTCACCTCCGGAAGCGAAACAACTGGCGGAATGACCGGGCCTAGCCCAGTCGTTCTATCTCGGATATTGTTGCGGGAAATATGCTCCTGCTGCATGGCCCGGACAGCCCGCAGTTTCCGCATGATGTCATCCAGCTCAGCTTCAGCTTGCCGGAACTCCTGAACGGCGCTCCATTCAACGTTTGTGCCCATTTCACGACGCGCATTGCGAAGATTGGTGCCGACTTGCACCAGGGCGGCATTGGCTTCGGAAATGGGAGTGTTCAGCCAAGAGGCACGAGAGCGTGGAGCCGCAAGCGCACGGCGCAAGGACTGGATTTGCTCAAGCGTTTGGTTGAGTTGAGACGTCGGTGAAATACCACGAAGGGCACGGCGAAGCTGGTCGAGTTCGCTACCAGCACGATCCGAAGCGGAGGCCAGGTCCTCGATGTTCCGCTTGACTTGGCGGGTGCCACGCTCCGTGACAATGATGTCTATGCGTTCAGTAGGCATCAGGGCCTCCCGCCAAAGTCGTCAAAAATCTTGTTCCGCCGAACCTCGATGCGGGCTTGATCGATAGCCCTGCGCACCCAGCCAGCGGCTTGTTGCTTTGAGTGCCCTTGATCTAGAGCTTCGATGTAGTAAACGGGGTTGGAGACGTAGAAGGACGTCCCGCCAGCTGCTTCCGCAATGCCTGCGTTAAGGAACCTTTGCAGGAACCCTGCTGAAGGGGCTCTATCGATACGCGCGAAGGCGTCAGCAATAGCGGCTGCGGCATTTCGGGTTTCACCGAGGCCCAACCGACGCCCAGGTGCAAAGGCAGGCCGCACAGAAGCGAGGGAAGCTCCTGTTGCGACCTGCCAGTTGGATCGTGCCACACCGCGATCGACGGGGGTGGAACGGATGAGCGAGCTAACCAAAACTTTGGTTGCCTTACGGGGCGTGGCATGGCTCCAGCGGCCGACCTGGTGGGCACGGACACGAAGCCGTCTCCCAAGTTCACTGAAACCATCAGCCATTACGTTTTGCCCCCGTTTTCTTTTTCTGCCTTCTTACGTCGGTAATCCAGCAGGGCATTGTCCAAGTTTCTAATGTGATATTTCACATCGTCAGCCAGCTCTCCCGTTATCTCCTCGTCTCGACAGTAGGCCCTGATCGCTGAACCAGGTATAGGTCCTTCCATACGTTCCGAGGATAGCTCCTGAAAGGCTTTGTAGAAGAAGCCCAAGCCAAGGGGTATTTCAGGAGCGTTAGCGATGGGGTCCGGAAGAGGTTGATTGGACCTCATCGCAATTTTGATGATCTGTTCCTCGACTGGCCCTTGCTCCAGCTGATAGATGAGGAACGCAACTAGGCGTTTCCCTCCGTTTCCCGACGCGTCTGCAGGAACAGAGCTTCCTTGCCAGACTGGACCCGGAGGTCGTTATAGAGGTTTTGGATTTCCTTGTGCTGCAGGACCTTCAGCACGTTCTCCCAGTTGAACTCCAGCAGTTCGCCGGTGTCAGGGTCTTCGAGACCTTGCTTCCAGTCGGTGCCGTCAGGATCAGGGGCGCCCTCGGCGTCGACCAGGACCTCCCAGTTCAGAACGATTGCCTTTGCCATCGCTTCCTTCATAATCTTTTCGGAGACCTTCTGGTCGAGGGTCTCGAGTTGGATCGCGCGGCGATAGGGCTTGGTCAGAGCTTCCAAAATGCGCTCATAGGACTTGTTGGCCCCACCGGCACGAGCGATCGTGACACGGAAGGGACCATAGTCCAGTTCAACGCCTTCTTGTTCTGCAGCGGTGTCGGAACGGAATGAACCGTAGCCACCCTTCTTTTTCGTCTTTGCCATTGTTTTGCTCCTCAGCAAGTTAGTAGGAGGAGGAGGGCCGTGAAGCCCTCCTTAGAACCCCTTAGGCCTCAGCGGCGTCAGGGAGATAATCGTAGAAGCTCATCACGATGGTGTGCGCCAGGCTGGAGTTCACGTCCTCGCCATCGGCTGCCATCAGGCCCAGCGGAATGGTGACCGCCTGGTTGAGTTCCACGTTCAGTCGACCGTCGTCCAGGGACAGCAGCGGCAGATCGAAGGAGAAGCCGGCGTTGTCCTTGACCACACAGACATCGAGGGTGATGTCCGAGTTGGCACGCAGGGCTTCAAGAGCCGCGGTGTTCTGGAAGTAGGCAGTCACGTTCCCGCCAACCTCAAACGTCCCAGCCGTGATTTCGAAGGCGCCGAGGGTTCCCACCGCCTTGTTCATGGTCAGGTTGTTGTTGATCGACAGCCGGAGTTCCGTCACGTAGGCGAACAGGGCGTCCACATACTCGTCCACGTCGCTGGTCAGGCCCATGCGAATGCGCGTGACGTGGGTCGAGGTGTTGAAGGCTTTGCCCGAACCGGAGGCCAGCGACGGACGCGTGCCAGCTTTGGGGCCAGTTGCCGCATCATTGGTCTCGTAGTCGATCCCCATGAAGCCCATATCCACCATGATCTTGTCGGCGGTGTCGATGGACATGGTGAGTTCGTTCGGAACGGCGCCAACGATGTATTCTGCCTGCTCATCCGAAGGCGAACTGTCGTCTGGAGCGCCAAGCGTCCGTTCCAGCTGATAGGACGTCCGCGTGATGGCCGTGCCTTCCTGGTTCTTCAGGGTGCGCCCGAAGAAGATTTGGATGGTCTTGAAACCGCCGGCGTCCGTCACCATCTGACCCGAGGCTTTGTCCAGCGTGACCGACGTGGCGCTGTTGGTTGTCCGCACTCGGCACCAGCCATTGTCAGCCGCCGTGCCAAATTCGGTGGCTGCCGTATCGCCACCAATGTAGATCAGCTCACCGTCAACCAGCCCGAGTTCCGTGAGGTCCTTGGTAGTGGCCGTGATGATCGGAAGATCGCCGCTGGCATCGATTTTACAGTCGCCGGAGCCAAACTGGTGGCCCACGCGAGTGATCTTGGCACCCGAGGGCGGCGAGGCTTCAGCCACAAGGCCAGAGGTCAGAACGGCGCCAGCGGCAACGCTGCCCACGACTTTCAGCCCGTTGTTGGCTGAGTTCGTGAAGCCCGAGGCAAAGACCAGGTCGTTGGCAGCAAAGTCGCTGGAGTCCGCAACCGTGTATTGGGTCGCAGTCACGGCCGTGGGTTCCTGACGCCCTTTCTCGACGAACTGATCGAAGACGAAGCCCTGGAACAAATCCTGGATATTCGTCTGGGTCATGTCGATGTTGAACCCGCCGGCGCTCTCGAGGTCGGTCAGAACGCCCTTGTAGCGGGAGCGGCGGTTGTTGATCGGGGTGCGGGCTGTCTTCGTGAAGTTGCCCCCGAAGTCATTGTAGCTGTTCGGGTCCAAGGGATACCAGACGGTTCCCGCAGTCCCGAGGGCGCTCTCAACGCTGTAACGGAGCCCCGTCACATTGCTGTCGATCTTGCTGACCTGTGCCATGTTTAAGGCCTCCTATTTGATCTGGTCATATTCAAAGTCCGCACTAACATTCGTAACACGGAAGGAGCCGGACTTTCCCTCCTCCGTAGCACGAACATTCCTGAAGATGACCCCACCAGAAGTGGTCACGCCTTCAAGGGCGTCGTGCACGATCGTAACAAGTTCGTCGGCCAGCGTCAACCCGTCACCTTCGGGGGTGTGCACCAGCACTTCAAGGTAACCAAACCGGCGAAAGGTTCGGCCCGTTGATGTCGAACCCATGGTAGCTTGGCCGCCAGCGGTATGATACACACCCACTTCAGCAAAAGGGTTCCTGTTCTTTGGAGGCTTCTGGCTGTCGTCGTCATACCATTGAACTGGAAACGAAGCATCGTATCCAGTCAGGGCAGTATTTACCACCGCAAGCATTTCGTCCCGAGCTTCAGCGCGTGTAAGAGACATGGGTCACCTCGCTGCGTTCAGAATATAGACAATGCGATCATTGCCGGGTTCAACAATGTCCACATTTTCAATGCTCCACACATCGCCAGAGGTGTCCTCCAGGTCTGTTGCGGTAGTCAGGTCAACGGTAGTGAACTGCGAGTTGCCATCCGTATCCTTCTCGGCTACCAGAAAGCGAGTATGGTTCCGACGCCATGCTGCGTCTTGCACTTCCTCAGCTTCATAGTCATACTGGATTGCCACTACTGTCACAGTGACCGTTCCAGTAGAGCCTCGCCAGGGCTTACCGCTCTCGCGTTCAGGCGTAGCAGCGCGGGCGGTGACGATCATATCGGCACCGTGCTTTTCAATCAAGCGGGCTGCAGTTCCCTGAAGGCGAGTGGCAAGGCTCAACGGCTAACTCCCTTCGTGCTGCGCAAGAACGGGCCAACAAGGAAGTCGGCCTCAGGATACTGGACAACCCGGTCTCTGTCGACCAGTGCACTTCCTGAGCTGACTTTGGAGGCATGAACCCCACCAGTGGAATAGTAGGTCTCTTCGTAGACTGGACCGACTTTCTCCACCTTGCGGTTGATCCGGCCGAACGGAACAGGAGCGCCGTCAGCGACCGGGTAGATCACTGGCGGAATGAGGTCATTGGACAGAGCATGAACGGCATACTCAGCGCAGGCATGAGCAATGGCGGTTGGCACTTGGTCGTCAAGTTCCGTTCCCCGCTCGTCATAGACATAATCACGGGGCCAGCCAAGCGACTGAGCGGACGAGGCAATGATGCCTTTCCACTTGTTGCCGAAGCGCTTCTCCATGTAGCGGGTTGCTTTGACGATTGCCTGCTCTTTTGCCGCAGTAGTGGCTGCGGCCCAAGTAGCATTGGCGATTGCCAGGAAATAGGTGTCTGCGTCCGCCTCCGAAATGTAGGCATCCGCGTTCACAAGACCCGTGCCATCCTCAACAGTAATGGTCATGCGATCACAACCTCCTCTGCCACAGTGGCCGCACTGGTCATACCGTAACTGGTAACCGTGGCCGTGAAATCATAGGTGCCCGAAGCCAGCCCGGTAACTGTGGCTGTCCAGTCACCAGCCGCATCAGCACGTGCTCGGGCGCTTTCGGTGCCGTCCACATAGACGATGATAAGCGCCCCTGACACCGAAGTGCCAACGACGTCCACGTCACCACCTGTGGGCGTTGCCGATGAAATAACGGGAACAGCGGCTGAAGACCCTTGACGAGCCAGCCGCTGTTCCCGTGCATGGAACAGAGCAGCCTGAAGGCGAGCGCGAACCGCTAGTGGGCTGCTCAGAGTTGAAAGTCGCTTCGCCATTCAGTTATTCCTTTCAGTCAGGAGCGCCCTGACGACGAACCTTGCGACGAGCGCTGAGGGCCGCATCGAGAGGCGAGGAGGTTGCACCGACGCCACGTGCCAGGGCACGCTTGGCCTGCTCATTGCGCTGGAACTGCTGAATGGCAGCGGCCTGCGTCATGGGCGGGAATTGCCGGTTCTTCTCGTCGACGAGTTTGCCCAGCTCTTCTTCCGCGTCCAGCAGAGCCCGCTTGCCTTCTTCCAGTGCGCGCTGAATGTCGGAAACGCGCTCCTGAGCTTCAGCAATCTCCGCGTCCAGTTCGGCTTCAAAGTCGGCCGGACCTTCTGCGAGAGGGTCGTCTTCGTCCTGTTCAGGATCGGTCACCGAAGCCGTATCGGTCTCTTGTGTCGGCTCGGGGGACGGCAGAACGGTCTCGGTCTCGGTGCTTTCGTCCTCGGACGCCGTTTCGTCTTCATCGCCTTCAACCGGAGGCTCATCCACAGGCGGTTCGCCATCCTCGGGCACGTCGACCAGTTCAGATGCAACAGCGCGGGTGAAGTCAGGTGCAGCATTGGTCACCGCTTTGCGGGACACGTCGCTGCCAAGCAGGTTCTCCACAGCATCGAGGCGGGGAAGGCCATCAGCCGTCCAGTGCTCGTCGTTCTGCGGATTGAGGCCAC